AGCGGGACTTTAGGCCGACTGCCGGCCGGCGGGGCGGCGGCCGCACAGCTTGCCGGCCTTCCGCAGGGCGGCCTTTTCGGCGGCCAGTCTGCGGATCTCGTCGGCGTCGTAGACGAAGATCCGGTCGGAGATCTGCTCGGACCAGATCTCCCCACGTTCAGCGAGCGTGCGAACGTGTCTCCTCGAGCAACCGTAGAGGGCGGCGGCCTCGATCGTGCCGCACAGGTTGCGCTTCGTGGGGAGCTGGACGGTCACCTTCATGGCCTCCGAGCCTAGCCGTCCGGCCGGCTCGTGCAATCCGCCCGGCCCCCGGAGGGGCGGGCGGTGTCCGGCGGGCCGGGGGTTGGGATCCTCGGACAGGATTCCAACCATTGACAGTGGCGGGGACGCCACCGAACGATCCATTGACCAGGCGTGTCTCGGCTAACCGTTGCAGCCGACACGACCGGCACTCCACCAGGAAGGGAGCAACCCCGCAAGGAAGCGTGACCTATCCCTATGTCGAGGAGGATCACGCCATGACGCTCGAAAAGTTTTTGACGACCATCTACGTCCCGCTCCGCCTGCGGGGCCGCTCCGCTGAAAGCGTCCGTCTTCTGCGGCACGCGATCACGCAATTCTCCCGGTGGCTCGGCCGGCCCGCCGTGCTCGAGGACCTCGACGACCTGGTCGTGTCCCAGTTCTTGGCCGCGATGGCGGAGAAGAAGTCGGCGAACTCCGTCGCCCGCGAGCGGTCGGGCCTGCTCGCCCTGTGGAACCTTGCCCAGGGACGCGGGCTCGTGAAGCTGCGGCCGACGGTAGCGCCCGAGCTCGTGCCGCAGGGCGTGCCCCGCGCGTTCACCACCGACGAGCTCGTCCGCCTGGCGGCCGCCGCGAATTACTCCTGGGGATGGGTCGGGCCGATCCCGGCGGGCGTGTTTTTCCGGGCTCTGATCGCTGTCGGCCTGGAGACCGGCGAGCGGATCAATGCGATCTTGAAGACGCCGCGGCACTGCTGGACGCGGCCGACGCTGACGGTGCCGGCTTCGATCCGGAAGGGCCGCCGGCAGGAACGCGTCTACGAGCTGTCGCCCGAGGCCTGCGACCTCGTCGACGCCGTGAGCCGCCACGAGGGGCCGACGGTGTTCTGGTGGCTCGCGTCCGATACCGCGCTCCGCAAACGGTGGAAGACGATCACGCGTCGGGCCGGGCTCGGCGACGGCCGGGACGTCCAGTTCCACGCCCTGCGGCGGTCGACGGCGTCCCACCTGGCGGCCGCCGGCCTGGACGCGACGGCGTACCTCGGGCACTCAACGGACCGGATCACGAGGCGCTCCTACCTCGACCCGCGCGTGGTCGACCAGACGCGTCCGAAGGCCTGGCAGGCGATACCGCGGGTGTTCCGTCCAGAGCCGGAACCACCAGCACAGTCGGCGTAAACGGGCGCGGTTGGAAATCCAGTCCCCGAACGTGGCGGATCGTCGAATCCGGCGACCGACGACCGGCACGACCGCTACGACTGCGACTCGCACTCCGCCAGGCACGCCGCGTAGCCGGCCAGGTCGACGGTAGTGTCGGCGGTCTTCGATTCGCCCTGATGGCGGGCGAGCTTGTCGAGGATCATGATCTGTGCCCAGTCGGCCGCCGTCAGCGGCGACCGCAGCCGGTCCCCGAGCAGGCCGTTGACCATCGCGGCGGTGCGGGCGAAGTGTTCGCCCGGCGGGCCGTACGTCGCGCGCCGCTGGCGGACCGTCGCCTGGGCGACCTCGAGCAGCCGCTCGGCCTCGCTCGTCCCTGGCTCGCGGTTGTCGTCCCTGTACGTCATGTTTCCCTCCTGGAGCTGCCGCACCATGTCCACGAGGTGCAGGGTATACAAGGCTAACGTCCCAGCCGTTCCCGTATAAGCCCCGGAAAACCGCCGCGCCCGGTGGACCGCGTCGGCGATCTGCTCGTCGGAGAGGATCACGAGCTTCGGACCTTGCCGTGTGCGATCCGGAAATTGTGGACCTCGTACTCGCCGTCGTCGAACACCGTCACGATCGCGGCCCCGTGGTTCCAGCGATTGATCCGGGCGTATTCCGGCGTGAGGTCGCACAGGCAGCCGGTCGACCAGCAGAACGTCTCCGCGTGCCACATATCGGACTCGGCGTGCCCGCTGCTGCGGTGAGAATGGCCGACGAGGACGGAGGTCAGCGTCCGCAGGAACGCTCCGCGGGCGACGTTCACCGGGGCCGCCAGGCCCTTCGGCAGCTCGTGGCCGTGCAGGACCGGGAGCTTCCCGAGCATGATGGGACGCTGGTCCTCGACGAGCTCGACGCCGTGCTTGTCGAGCTGTAGCCAGGCGACGAGGCTCATCATCGGCTCGTCGGCGATCTCGGGGGCGTGCTGCCACAGCCAGTGATTCCACCGCTCCTCGTGGTTCCCGGCCTTGTAGACGATCGGAACCTCGGGGAACGACCAGCGGATCCATGCGATGAACTCGCGGATCGCGGCCAGCTCGCCTTTAAAGTCGCGTTTGGTCGGGTCTTTCTCCCATCGCGAGATCGCGTAGAAGTCGGCGATGTCGCCGTTCAGAACGAGCGCGTCGATCTTCTCGGCGGCCAGCCGGTCGACGGCGGCCCGGAGCGCGACCTCGTCGTGATACGGGACGTGGACGTCCGAGAGGATGCCGATCCGGCCCACGACGTCCACGACGTGAGGCGTCCAGGGCTCGGCCTTGCTGGCGGGCATCGCCACGCCCTGGCCCGGCAGGCGGGCAGGGCGGGCCATTGTCGCGTGGGGGCGCTGCCGTGATCCGGACTGCCCGAGCGTCCGGCGGATCTTCGTACGGGCCTGCTCGAGGTTCAGTGCCCCGTTAGTCTCGGCGACGAGTTTTCGGGCGAGGCTTTTTGCCGGGTGGTCGGGGAACTTTCGCAGAACGTCGGCGACGATCCTGTCGATCGCCGGATTGTGTTGGCCTCGTGGCATCCTTGCCCTTTCGCTGCTTGCGGAGGATCCAGCCGTCTTCGTCCGGCACGCCCGGCCCGTGGCCGTCGTCGTCGTCGTCGCTGCCGGCGTCCGTGTTGATCCACTTCGGAGGTTTCATCCGTGCCTCCTATTCGCCGGCCACGATCTCCCGTATGGCGCGTTGTACCGCGAAGCCGGCCTCGTTCAATCGTCGCTGGCGCTGCTTGCATCCGCAGCCCTTGCGGCCGGTCACCCGCTCGACGAGCTGCGGCGTGATACCCAAGGCCGCCAGGCCTGCCGCGACGGCGTCGCCGACAGCAACGGGCGGCCTGCAGACGCGACGATGGTCCGTCCGGCGGGCTTTGTAGCCGCAGGCCGGACACTGCAGGTCTTCGCCGAACGTGCAGAGTGTTTTCATCCCGGCGTAATCTTGTAGCCGCCGAACCCCTTGTAGGCCCGCGGCCCGTTTGCCGGAGGCCCGCCGGGTAGGTTTTCGCCGGTATCAGGGTCGATGCCCGGAAACGGTATTCCGACGGCTGTCCAGTTGCCGACGGCCGGCATCCCTAGAGGGTACAGCCTACCGGGCCGAGCAAATGCGCCGAGGTTTTCGATGTGCTCTTCCGGCTGGTCGAGCTCGAGGTTCGCCTCGCACGGAGGGCGACAGGTTGCCTCGTCACCGGCGTAGTCGTCGGAGAAAGGAAGGATTCCGTTGAGGGAGGCCGGGACCTGGTTGCCGTCTTTGTAGAGCTGGCCGAAAAACCACGGCATCCGACTCGTTACATTGTTGTCGTTCTCGTCTCGCCGGCTGACGTACTCGGGGGACAGACCCTGCACGCTGAGGTACCACGTCCCGCCTTCGCAGAGGCACTCCACGCCGCCGATTTCATTGTGGCACTCCAGGCGGATCCGCAAGGCTGGTTGCTCGACGTAGAGCTCGTTATCTCCGAGGTTGGGGTCCGCGTCGCTTTCGGAGTATTCCCATATCGCGACGCACTCGGTGGAATTTTCGGCGTCGAGCGTCAGCGTGTAGCTCCCCCCGCCGTCGCCGAGGCCAGTGACCTCGACCAGATCGCCGCAGTCGAGGGGCTCGCACGACTCGCCGTAGATTTCGACAATCATCTCCTCCGGAACATCAGGCGCACGCTCCGGGCACTCCTCATTCTCGAAGGCCTCGTGTGACTCGGAGGCCGTCAGTGTCGCAACGCCAAATTCTATAGCGTTGTCAAAGAGGTCGCTCCTGTAGTTCGCCGGGGTCTCGGTGTAGTCGGCAAACTTCCAGCCGGGCCGCGTTCCAGTTGCCGCCAGGACCTGGTCGCCGCCTAAAAGGCCGAGCGATGCAAACCCGAGCGTAGAGCACGGCAGGAATAGATAACGAATACTTTCGCAGGAGTTGACCGGTATTTTTTCGGACGCGTAGGCAAGCGCGATTGGATCCATGCCGGCCGCTACAAGCTCTTCCGCCGTCATTTTTTTTAGGGAAAACGAGCTTGCCCATCGAGAGATGTCGGGCACACACTGCCCCGGCGCGCATACGTCGTAGCAGGCTGGCGTAAAGAAAGGGCCGCCGGGCACCCAGCGATAAAACGGGAGCGGCAGGTCCGGACCGTAGAACTCCGATTCTTCGTCGGCGAAGCCCTCGATGAACTGCAGCGTGTAAGCCGCCGGCGCTCCCTCGAGGTCAATCGGCGAGGCTTCCTGGCCGCAGTAGCAGACCCGACAGCGACAGGGCGAAACCGGCTTGATAACGCGCACCTGCCACGTCGGCTCATCTCGCGTCAGGTAGTCGCGGCCGAACAGGTCTTCCGGCCAGGCCGTGTCGTCGAGGCTGTCCTCGTCAACCGTAAGAGTAACCGGGTCGTCGGAGTCGAGTAGCGTGTTTTCTCCCTCGAACGTCATGCGCAGGACGTGGCCTGGCGACTGCTCGAATTCCAGCTCGACGTAGTCTTCGTCCGATATAATTCGCAGGTTGCCCGCTGGCCCGATCGCCAGGTCGATGGCAGTCGCCGAGGCTGCGGGCCTGACGATAACCGGCGAGTTGTTCCCATCTCGCAGTTCAACGGACAGCGACCTAACGAATAGGTCTGCGCGCAGCGCGTGCAAGCCGTCATTGATCACGGAGCCGCTGAACCCCGAGGGCAAGACCTGCACGCGATAGCCGCAGTTGCAACAGCCGCACTCGTCGAAAAGCACGTCAGCACTCCGCAGCGATCAGGTACCACGTCCCGTTTGCGGCCCTCGAGACGTGGACCCACTTATCGGTCCCGACGTCGTGGTACTTGTTTACGCAGCCGGCCAGCGTGCCGCCGGCGGCCTCGGCGTCCGGCTCGCCGTCGTCCCACAGCGTGACCGTCGCGGTCGTCCCCTTGTCCCAGTCGGCCGTCGTCTTCCCGAGCCTGGTTGTCGGGATGTCGCCACCGACCAGGTACCAGGAGCCGTTCTCCGACGCCATGATCAGGACGAACCGATCGGCAGGGACGTAGGCGATTTTGTTCACCACGTCCTCGACCGTCTCGGCCGGGTCGGACTCGGTTTCCGACGGCGGCGCCCCGCCTTCCCAGATCGTGACCGTCGCCGTGGTGTTGATGTCCCAGGCCGTGGCGACCTTGCC